TTCAAAGGAGCGGGGGAAGATGCTGGAGGAGCGATAATGATATTTGAAGCACTTAATGCAGCGCAGGGGATTACGAGCGATAATCTTACAGAACTCCAAAAGAAAACTATAGAATTAGTTAATTTAAATTTGGAAGTAGCAAAGGCTAAAGATGAGGCTTTTTCATCGGATTCTGTTAGAAGTCTGCGCAAAGAATTAGATGTTACGTGGAAGTCAATACAAATTGGATTTTATAAATCCCTGGGATATGTATCTGAATTTCTCCAAGGAGCGGGTAATGGTATAGGGCTACTGGGGCGAAATATGATAAGTACTTTTGCTGCCATCCCAAAAGGATTCAGAGAGGTCAGCAAATCCATAGGTAGTGATATTTCCAAAATAGGAGAATTAGGATCTACTGCCGGAGAAGTTCTTAAAAAAGCCTTTACTTTAGATCTGGAGGGAGCTAAGGCATCTTACGGAGATCTTAGAAATCAGCTTAAAAGTTTTAGCTCCGATACACTTACATCCCTGTCAAAGGTCGATGATTATTTAGCATCTATTAACGCTAAGAATGTAAATCTGATAAAAGCACAGAATGCTGCAAGAGCAGAGGCTCAAAAATTAGAAGATGCAGCCGAGGCTAAAAGAGCAAATGGTAAGACTACAGGAGCTACCGGGGATGCTGAGGCTGAAGCCAAAAAAGCTGAGGCTGAAGCCAAAAAAGCTGAGACTAAAAGATTGGCCGATGCTAAAAAAGCAGCAGCAGAAGCCGAGAAAGAAGCTCAGGAGCTTGCTAAAAAGGAATTGGATATCCAAAGAGAAAAAGCTCAGCAATCAACTGATATTGCCAAGGGGGAACTCGCAGAATATATCCGTATCAATTCTGAAAAATATAAAGATGATAAAAAGTTAACCGAACAAAAATTAAAGGATCAGTTAGATTATTTTGATGAGGTAGCCCGTAAGCAAAAGGAAGCTAACCGACTGGAAAAAGAATCTAAAGAGCTTGCTATCCAGCAAAAAATTGATGAGTTGGAAAAGAAAAAACAACTTAATAACGTTGAGCTTGAAGATATTGCCACTTTGAAAATGAGTATATCTATTCTATCCAGGGATGCAGCAGAAGCTGATGCGGGGGTAGATAAGCAGATTCTTGAAAAGAAAAAAGAAATAACTAAAAAATTCGATGCCGATGTTTTAGAACAAAAAAGATTAGCAAGAGCCATAGAATTCCAACAGAGAGTATTAGATCTTGAAATTCAAGGAGGCAAAGAAAAAGATATAGCACTAGCCCAAGAGGATGAAAGATTTCAGGGACTATTAGATAAATACGCAGAAGAGAATAAAATAAAACTGGATTTAGACGAGAACGGATATACCGATCAACAAGAAATTCAATTCGTCAGAGACCAATTACAAGAGCAATATGATGCAGAAAAGGACGAAAGAGAAAGAGAGCGAATTAAAAATCAATTAGATTATTTGAACTTCTTAGAAGATGATCATGCTGAGAAGACCAAAAAAATACAGCAAGCGGCAGAAAATGCTAAACTTCAGGCAATAGCCGGAACCTTTAGCCAGGCAAAAGGGCTATTCAAAGAAAATACATTAGCCTATAAAGCGATGGCAGTAGCGGAAGCAGCTATCTCAACATATCTATCCGTTACTAAAACTTTAGCCGAATTCCCCGGACCTGCAGGATGGGCTATGTCCGCTGTACAAATTGCATTAGGATTGGCCCAAGTAGCTAAAATCGTATCAGTTCAACCCGGGTTTGCTGAAGGAGGATATACTGGGGATGGCGGCAAATATCAACCAGCTGGAATAGTACATAAAGGAGAAGTAGTATGGAGCCAGGCAGATGTAGCAGCCGTAGGAGGTCCTGCGGTAGCCAATGCCATGAGACCTACATATGGGGGATATTTTAATGGAGGAGCTGTAGGGGTTTCCAGCATACCAAGTGTGCAGAGTGCTATAATGGGATCAAATGTTACAGTATCATTAGATGATAATTCCGTATCTTTGGTAGCGAATGCCATCTATGCCGGATCTCAGGCCGGTATTGGAGATATGGCAGATAACGCTTCCATCCGTATGGGGGCTAATTTTGGATAATTATGTGGGATAAAATTAATAGATTGAAAGAGGGGTTAGCCTCAGAAACTAGCCCCGACTTGTTAAAGTCTACAAAAGCTATTGTACAGGGCATGACATTTTTTTATTTGAGTATTCATTCAAAAATCGCTAAATTGCGATATGAAAGATACTGCGAATCATGCAAGTATAATGTGGAAGATCCTGTAGAAAGCATGCATGAGAATGATAAAGATATACCGGAGTTATCGGGTAGAATGTGCAGCCATTGTGGCGGATGCGTACTATCATTTAAATTAAGGCAGGATGTAAAAAAATGCGAGTACTGGAATGAGTAAAATAAAAGTTTTAGACCTAATAGAGGATAACGTGGGGTTACTTTATAAGCTTAATAAAGGGGGAATTAAGAACATTAATACCGCCTTAGATTATCTGGTAATTTATGCCACTTATAAAACTTATAAATCTATACCAGATATTATGGAACGTAAAGCCGTAACCGCTGAACATTGTAAAGTATCTCTCCGAACGGTATCCAGTGCGTTAGTAATTTTAGATTCTGAAATATAAAAGCCTCTTAATTAAGGGGCTTTTTCTTTATATAGTTTTTAAAAATTCCTGAACTGCCTCTGCGGTATATTTTTTAAAATGGCAATTTTAGTTTCCAATACTACTCGTAAATGCCTGAATATAAAAGTTTTATAACCCTGCATTATTGGCAAGTAGTTTTATCAATTATATGGATTAATTTTTAAACCTTTGTGAAAATTAAATACTTATGCCAGAAATTTCTATTTACGGAGAAATTGTCCCCTTTAAATGGTGGGAGGGCGGATTTGAATATGATCTTTCTGATCTCAACAAATCCCTGGAGGCGTTGTCTGATATCAAAGAAGGTGACGAACTCATAGTCAATATTCATTCTCCGGGAGGCTGTACAATTACCGGATTCTCAATATATAATAAACTTCGAAGGTTCAAAGCCGAAAAAAATATAAATCTTACCACCCGGATTGATGGATATTGCTGCTCAATTGGAGTAACTATATTCTTAGCAGGGGATAAGCGTATAGGTAATGCTTTTGCTGAACCATTCGTACATAACGCATGGACATGGACATGGGAAGATATAGATAAAAAGAAGGCTTCTAAAATGGCCGAGGATTTATCCCGCACAGACAACACCGTAGCTTCTCAATACGAGCAAAGAACTAACATTACTAAAGATCAGGCACTAGCGTTGATGGATGCTGATACCTGGCTTACTCCCGAGCAGTGTATGGAATACGGATTTTATACCGAATTAGAAGATGCTATAGTCCCTGCGGATAAAGAGGTTTTTAATTCATGGCGATCTAATCGAAATAAACAATCTAATAATAATTCTAACGATATGAGCAAAGACAAAAAAGGGTTATTGGCTGACGTTGTAAAGTCAGCTAATAAATTTTTAGGTATCGGCACAAAAAATAAAATCGTGTATACCGCTACCAGCGAGGAGCTGGATTTTTACGAGCTGACAGATGCTGATACTCCGGCAGTAGGAGATAAAGCTACGTTCGGGGGTAACCCGGCTGGAGACTCTAATAATGGAGAATATGTAATGGCAACTGGTGAGACTTACAAGTTTACCGGAGAGGAATTAACTGAGATTATTCCTGCAACAGAAAATTCCGATGATTTGGCCACAGAGAATGCAGCTTTAAAAGCTGAAAATGAAGCATTGAAGGAGGCCCAAACCGCCAATAAATTAGAGATTTCTAATTTAAAAAAAGACCTTAAAACTTCTAAGAATTTGCTGGCTCAATTTGCAGCTATTCAGTCTGATGAGGAAGATACAGAAGAATCAGAGGATAAGTCTGAAACTCCAGCAAGACAAAATAAGGCTAAAACAGATAAAGATGTACCTACTCGTAACCTGTTTGCCAACATTAAATAATTTTAAAACTATATTATAATGGCATATACTGATAATTTCGTAGATGATTTTCTACCTTTAGTAGACGACTTGGTATCGGCGGAAAACGCTACATACCGTCAACTTATATTCAATAAGGTTTTTATCGCTTCTGATATCGCAAAAGACCATACAGTAGTAACTGGAGTACGTAATGGCTCTTTAGTTCCTATTATTGACATGGAGCCTAATTATGAGGCATTCCCTTTTATCAAAGCTGAAAGTTGTGATACTACAGAGTGTGACTTGAACATGAACTATTCTGGAAAAAAATGGGAGTTAGGCCTAATATCGTGTAGAGTTCCTATCTGTTTAAGAACTTTCAACGATAACTTCCTTATCTTCTGGAATAGCTATAAAATGTTAAATCCGGCAAAAATAGATAGGGTTTATCTGAAAACCGCTTTACTTCAATATATTACTGATCTTTTGGTAAACTCTTTCGAGATTGCTAAATGGAGAGTAGAGTATTTTGGGGATAAAGGATCAGCTTCTCCTCTTCTAAATGGGTTTGACGGATGGTTTGCTCAGGCAGCAGCCGTACCTGGTTTAGTTGTGCCAATCGCTAAAAATAATGGGGCTACTTATGCTCTTCAGCAAATGACGGGGCAGGAGATTTACGATTTATTACTTCAGATGGAGACGCTTTACCTAGAGCAGGAATGGGCAGGAGATAAGCCGATGGAGTACAGAATGACTAAAAAAATGGCTATGACTTTGGCCGCATTCCTTAACAAACTAAAAGATAGTTCTTGCTGCGATGGGGTGGAAAGAATCAACCCGGATAACGTAGCATCTAAGACTTTCTACTTTGATAAATTAGCCTTCCACGGTATCCCAATTAAGCCGATGCCCGAATGGGATAAAATTATCAATAAGGTAGGAGTCCTAAACGGTGGCGGTGGTACTGCTGCACGAGTTGATCCTAACCGAGTTCTACTTATCAATAAGCAAAACCTATTGATCGGTACGGAAGAGAGAGAAATGCTGAAAATGTTAGACATTTTCTATGACAAAAAAGATAAAAAGGTATACTTCGATTTAGAGGCGTATCTTGGGGCATCTATTCCTTTGAGAGAGTACATTTTGGCAATCTAATACCGTTTAATTTTTAAATTTATATTACTATGGCAAATACAGCAATTTGCGCTGAAATTACGGGAGAAATAGATCTATCATGTATCCGTAACCTGGCTAAAAAATATTTTCAGGAAGTTGTTATCATCAATTTTAATGATATTGATCGTACAGCTTCTGTAGTGGGTAACTTCGATACTCTTTGTGATTATACCGTGCAAATGGTACTGAAAGCAGGAAAGAAAGGAGTTATGTTTAAAATCCCGGAAACTTCTGGATCCATCTTTGGAACTGCTGCCAAATCTACAGCCGATGTAACAGGTTTACCTCAATACCTTCATTTAGTTCAGA